TTGATTGAACACATCATCAACGATAACGAACAAAAGGCTCGTGAATTATTTCACGAGATCGTAGTAGAAAAGTCTCGAGATATCTATGAGAGCATCATGGATGAAGAGCAAATGGACGAAACCCTAGGCGGAAGCCCACAACAAGGTTTAGTTGACGCTGTTACTCAAGACGAGAACGGTGGCATCGCTGAAGAAGGCGATGATGACATGGATCTTGACGCTCCTGTTGACCACGACGGCTTAGGCGACGAAGACGGATTAGATGGCCTAGGTGGCGATGACGAATTCGGCGACGACGAAGGTGGCATGGGCGGCGACGATTCTGCTCCTGCAACTAAGGGCGATATCGATGACCTAGCAGCTCAACTAGATGATCTAAAGGCATTATTTGCTGACCAAGAAGCTAGCGACAGCGACATGGACGGTGACGAGTTTGGTGGCCCAGAAGGCGAAGGCGAAGGCGAGCCTGAAGAAGTTGGCGCACCAAGCGGCGAAGGCGACAACGAGCCTCCATTTGGTGAAAGCATCGAAGAAGCAGCTGGTTCTGGTTCCGGTAGCGGTTCTGGTTCCGGTTCTGGCATGATGGAAGGTGAAAACCCATTTGCTAAGAAGGGCAGTGGATCTGGTTCCGGTAGCGGTTCTGGTTCGGGCTCTGGCAAAAAGGGCAGCGGTTCCGGCGTTAAGGAAAGCAAGTCTGTTTCCCAACTAATGCGTGAATACGTTGATACTATTGGACAAATTTACGGTGGCGAAGGCGACAACGCCGAAGGTACTGAGTCTGGTAACGGTAAGAAAGTTCCTGTAAACACTAAGTCTATTAGCCGTACAAGCGGCCCTGACTTTGGTGGTACAAGCAAGAACATCTTGAACAAGACTGGTGCTACTAACGAATCACCAGACGGCAAGCAAACTCCAAAGCCAAACAACGAGTACAGCAAAGGCGAAACCAAGATGAGCAACGAGAAGTTCCAGAACGTTGCTGGCGGTAGCAAGAAGCAATCGACAGTTGGTAAGAACTGGGAAAACGAAAAGGGTGCTGAAGGTCAAACAACCAGCGGTAAACTTTCTGTTACTGACAAAACAGTTCTAAAGCAAAACACTGGTAAGTGATCGGAAAAACAGCAATGTACCTAAGAGAGAATTTATCGTTCGATCGTGCCGGAATCCAAGTTATTAACGAGGAGTCCGGTGATGGTACAGGTAAAAGTTGGTACATGAAGGGTATCTTCATTGAAGGTGGCGTTAAAAACCACAATCAACGTGTATACCCTGTTCATGAGATCGAGAAAGCTGTATCTACGATCAATGACTCGTTAAAAGAAGGTTATAGCGTCTTAGGCGAACTAGACCATCCGGACGATTTAAAGATTAACCTAGACCGTGTAAGCCATATGATTTCACACATGTGGATGGAAGGCAATTACGGTATGGGTAAACTAAAGATTTTACCTACCCCCATGGGCGAGCTTGTAAAAGCTATGTTAACAAGTGGCGTTAAGCTAGGTGTTAGCAGCCGTGGATCCGGTAACGTAAATGAAAGTAGTGGACACGTTAGTGAATTTGAAATCATTACTGTGGACATCGTGGCACAACCAAGCGCACCTCATGCTTATCCTAAAGCAATTTATGAAGGCTTAATGAACATGCGCGGTGGTAACCAAATTTTTGAGATGGCGCGTGATGCCACTCAAGATCAAAGAGTACAAAAGTACCTGAAAGAAGCTGTAACAAAGCTTATCAAAGACTTGAAAGTCTAATTAAACAGGAGAGAACCGAATGTTAGATGCTATCAAACCATTGTTAGACAGTGGCATCATCAACGAAAGTACTCAACAAGCTATCAATGAAGCTTGGGAAACCAAGCTGAATGAAGCACGTGAAGAAGTCCGTGCTGAGCTTCGTGAGGAATTCGCTGGTCGCTACGAGCATGACAAAAGCGTAATGGTTGAAGCTCTAGACAAAATGGTTACTGAATCCCTAACTGCAGAACTTGCTGAATTCCAAGCAGAGAAGAAAGCACTAGCTGAAGACCGTGTACGTTTCAATATGCACATGACTGAAAGCGCAAGTAAGTTCAATAATTTCATGGTTGGTAAACTAGCTGAAGAAATTAAAGAACTTCGTGCAGATCGCAAGCAATACGAGAATAGCATCGCTAAACTTGAATCGTTTGTTATCAAAGCTCTAGCAGAAGAAATCCAAGAGTTTGAACAAGATAAGAAAGCCGTTGTAGAAACTAAGGTTAAACTAGTTGCTGAAGCTAAGTCTAAATTAGCTGAACTACAATCTGCATTCATTTCTCGTGCTGCTGAAATGGTTAAGGAATCTGTAACTACTAAGCTAGAGTCGGAAATGACTCAATTGAAAGAAGACATCCATATTGCTCGTGAGAACATGTTTGGCCGTCGTCTATTCGAAGCCTTTGCAAGTGAATTTGCTGTTACTCATTTAAATGAGAACAAAGAAATCCGTAAGTTGCAAGCACAAGTGGCCGATACAAATCGTAAGCTAGCCGAAGCTACTCAAGTAGCACAAGCTAAGGAAGCACTTGTTGAGTCGAAAGAAAGAGAAATTCGTATTATTAAGGAATCCACAGAACGCAAGACTAAACTTGCTGAAATGTTGAAACCTCTTAATAAGGACAAGGCGGCTGTTATGGCTGACCTACTAGAATCGGTGCAAACTGATAAACTTCAGGCTGCATACGAGAAGTATCTTCCAGCAGTATTGAACAATGGCACAGTTAAAGCCCCTGCACAAAAGCAGATGGTCGCTGAAAGCCGTAGTACAGTAACTGGAGATAAAACCGCTAAACCTACTGTTGAAACAACAGTACGAGCCGACACTAATGTTGTCGAATTAAAGCGTTTAGCAGGGCTAAAGTAAGCTAACCCTAAAAGGAAAAAGGAAATTAAAATGACACAAGCATTACTAGAAAGCCGTTGGGGCGAGACCAAAGAAGCCCTGTTAGAAGGCTTACAAGGAAACCGTCGCACCTCGATGGGCGTTATCCTAGAAAACACACGCAAGCACTTAGCTGAAAGCGCAACAGTTGGCGGAACTACCGCTGGTAACATCTCTACACTTAACCGTGTAATTCTACCAGTTATCCGTCGTGTTATGCCTACAGTTATTGCTAACGAAATCGTTGGCGTTCAGCCAATGACTGGCCCAGTTAGCCAAATCCATACTCTACGTGTTCGTTACGCTGACAGCGCCGACATCGTAACAGCAGGTGATGAAGCTCTAAGCCCATTCAAGATCGCTACTAGCTACTCTGGTACTGGTTCTGATCCAAGCGGCAAAGCAGTTTCTACAGCTTCTATGGAAGGTGTACCAGGTCGTCGTATCAACGTTCAAATCTTGAAGCAAGTCGTTGAAGCTAAGACTCGTAAGTTAAGCGCACGCTGGACTTTCGAAGCTGCTCAAGACGCACAAGCTATGCATGGCATCGACGTTGAAGCAGAAATCATGGCTGCTCTAGCACAAGAAATCACAGTAGAAATCGATCAGGAAATCCTAGGTTCGCTACGTGCTCTTTCTGGTTCTACATACAGCTACAACCAAGCTACCGTTTCTGGTACAGCTACATTCGTTGGTGACGAACACGCTGCTCTAGCAGTTGTTATCAACCGTGCAGCTAACTTGATCGCCCAACGTACACGTCGTGGCGCAGGTAACTGGGCTGTTGTTTCTCCAGCTGCTCTAACAGTTCTACAATCTGCAACTACTTCGGCATTTGCACGTACAACTGAAGGCACTTTTGAAGCTCCAACAAACACCAAGTTCGTTGGTACACTAAACGGCGCTATGCGTATCTATGTTGACAGCTATGCTGCTGACTCTACAAACGTTCTTATCGGTTACAAAGGCTCGAGCGAAGCTGACGCAGCAGCGTTCTATTGCCCATATGTACCTCTAATGAGCTCTGGCGTTGTTCTAGATCCTAGCACATTCGAACCAGTAGTTGGTTTCATGACACGTTATGGTTATGTTGAACTAACAAACACTGCTTCGTCTCTAGGCAACGCAGCCGACTACCTAGAAAGCATTGCAGTAAGCAACCTAAGCTTCCAGTAATCGGAAAACGACTATCCCCGGGATGGGAAG